TGAGAAGATACTATTGACCTATTTTTTATCCAAACCCAATCAGGTTGAAAGGTCAAATCAGATATACTTTGAATGCCACTTGTTCCAGCATAAGTTACAGTATCAAAATAATCTGCTGAAACTTCATCGTTTAGCGGTGAGATGTCAGGTTCGGGTAGGTTGGCTGAGTTTAACGCAAGGAAGCCAGACGGTACTGCATGTTTGAAGTCACCGTAGCCGTTAGCATCTGAGTAGCCACCAGCCGTAAGAGTGCCACCAAATGTGCTGTCCTGACCGAAGTTTGACCACATACCTTGGTCATTAGAACCATTATATGATGTTCCTATAATAATGGCGTCAGTTTCAGTAAAAGTTCGTGTGGCAACTTCATTCGTACCACCAGCAGGGTTTCCAGAACCTATCCAAGTCCCATCATAACCAGCCCATACCTTGCCGTTATCAATGTCAACCGCCAACATACCAACAGATGTTGTGCCAGTAATAGAACCTTCCGCAGTACCTAGAACCCCATCACTAACAGGCTGTGCATTGTTGTTAAACAATGAAAGATATAAGCCATCATAACCTTCGCCTGTGGTAAAGTTATACCATATCGTGCTATGTCTATTAGTTGAAGGATAATCTTCGGTATCGACAACTCCCAAACCGCCAGTGTTTCCAGAACCAGTCACAATAAAAGCGAGTGCTTCTACGTAATATTTTCCTGTGCTTGGTAAATTAAATGTAGAAAAAAGTGAACCCCAGTTACTGCCAGAACCTTTATTAACACCACTTGCTTTTAAATTACCTTCTGCTAGGTCAGTATTACTCGTAAATAGTGTTAAAGGATTTAATGTTGAATAATTCAACGTAGGACTGTCTGGCACTACGTCATGGGCTGATAGGTTGTTCGCAGTCCAATCATTGCCATTACCGCTAGTGTCATCACCAATGGCCGCACTATCGCCAAACTCAAGTCTAAAGCCGTTAGTGCCGAATGTTAAACCGCTTGTGTCTTTCGGTATCCATACGCCTGATTTGGTTTCGCCAAAGCTGGTGGGGTCTAGGGCTTGTCCGTCTACATGATTAAACTCAGACATATAGCCGTCAAAGTAATAGTTTGAGTTTCGATAATTTCCAATACGGTGAGCAGTTGTATTATTCCACCCTAAATCAACATTTTGTGAAGGGTAAGTTGACCCAAAGCCTTGATTTACTAGGGTCATCTGTTCACCATTACATAAATTCTAATACGATTACTTTCAGTTGCTTGAGTGGTATCAACACTCAAAACTATGTGATACCAAGCCCCAACATCACGGAACTTTGCAGACGTTCCAGCATTACCTCTATTACCACCAGAATCATAAACGCGTAAAGTGTCATCAGACTTAAAATGAAACTGTGATTCGTTAGTTCCATCACCACCAGTTTGCGGATTAAAAATGTTTTGCTGTATGCCTATATTACCACGCTTTACCCATACGCTAGTTGTCCACGTTTTTTGGTTTCCTGCGGACGATGGTGTTCGTGTCAGCCCAGTGCTACTACCATCATCAAACCGCAAAGAGTTGTCTATCTGATAGTCGTAGAACCCAGCCTGACCACCAGCCGCTATATTGAATAAGCTACTCATTAAGCAACTCCTATTGCACGACCTATTTCATAAAGGTTAGTGCCATTGCTGACAAATACAAACTGGTCACGCGAACTAGCCGCAGTAGATAATGTCGGGGCTGTTGCACCCACCCACTTAAATACGCTGTTCCATGTGATTGTCCGTGAACCAGTGCCATCTTGCACCACTATCAGCACATATACGCCACCATCTACCTGATTAGTAGGTGCGCCAAATGTACGGTTGCCAGCAAGCGTAACGCTAGTCACCTGATTAGCAGATGTATCCCATGCGATTGTAGCCGCATCTGTGAGCGTGGTTGCGTTGAAGTTCTGGGTTGCTGTGAACTCTTGGGCTAACTCAGTGCCAGCTATTGTTATATTGCTGTCAGGCACAGTTAAAACGCGAGTGTTGCCTGTTGTAATTCCAACACCGTCAAACCGAAATTCTTTGGTATTGTCTGTGGGGTCAGCAAGGGTAAATGTATCGTCTATAACATCTGTGCCAGCGTTCATAGCCGCTAGGTCAGACATTATTTCTCTGAGGGCATTGTTGACATCACTGGGGGTCATTGTCCCTTCGCCCAAGTCTATGCCATTTACCTCTGTATTAGACGAGGCGGTTTCGCTGTATTCGTTAATTTTTGCCTTTGCCATTTTACAATCCTATTCGTTTAATAGATATTTATCTTGGGGTCTTATTGTTATTCGGAGTGGTTGCTCACCTAGCAAGCCCATCATCATATTATCTCTATCCTGAGAGGCTTGAGCCTCAGACACAAACGGATTTGGAATATTTGCTTGCGGTATGCTTGCCGCCATGTAAGGTGTTGTAGCCTTTGTCGCTAATGCTGGCAACCTAGCCGCACCACGACCAACAGCAGGGAACTCATACATACTTGATAAAAAAGGATAAGAAGGTAAAGATGCTAATGCTTTCATAGGAGTTGCTCTTAGCCTTCCAGCAGTTCCAGAATCACCTATAGTAGCACCTAGAATATCTCTGGCTTCTCTAGCTCTAATTACTTCTTCTGCTTTCCTGCCGCGTCCTTTTTGCTCCTCTTTAACTAACCGACTAGGAGTAAATACACCTTTTGTGCTTACTGCCGCATCTGATATTTTTACTATCGGCATCATGTTTCTATATGCTTTATTAACGGCTTGTAGGTCAGGTAAATCAGGATTTTGTTTAACAAACTCATCCCTTAAAGAAGATTGCACCTCTCTTAACAACCTAGTCTCTGTAATTTTATTTTGGTTTTTGAGATTTTTTATGCCCTGAGATATTAAAGATTCCGATTCTTTAAATCTCTCTCCACTCATAACACCATCAGCACCAACAGCGAATCTTCCGTAAACTTCATTTATAATTTGTCTAAAATCTTTTACATCTTCTGGCGAAAGAGAAACGCCCCCTTCATCAACGGATAACATTGCTTTGCCAATAATTGAATTAATTTTTTCGTTGATTGGCTGAACATTTAATTTGGCTTTAGGTAAAATTGCTTCATAAGCATCTCCAATGGCTTCCATAGCCTTATCAACAGCTTCTTCACCAGTAATCCCAAATGGCAATTTAACCTCAATCGGAGCTAAAGCATTATTTATAGTTTCAGAAACAAACTTTTGCTGTGGTTTAGCTCTAGCCGCTTGTATAACAGGTTGCATTAAAGGGCTTGATATTTTCTGCTCTATTGAGGAGAGGGGTTCACCAAATGCTTGCCCCATTGTTAAAGGAAACCCTCTTTTAAGCATTGATTCAGCACCCTTTTGCAAAACAGGAGTAATCTTTTGCCCAATAGCACCGCCAGCAACACCTAGAGGTGCTGAAATAGCCGCAGAAGTAGCTCTCTCGCCTATGGTTGGGGTATCAGAAGCACCACCACCATAAATTGCACCTTCTACACCACCTGCCGCCATAGCCTTCTGCAATGGGGTAGCTCCTCTCATTAAGCCACCAATAAAAGCACCCCCAGCCAATGCTGTAGGCAAAGAACCTATTATTTCTGCTGAGTATGCTTTAACAGGGTCTGTTCTTCTAAATTCGTCTAGCCTCTCCCTAGCCTCTGTGACCAGCTCAGTATAAGATTTGTCAGAGCCAAGAGAACGAGCATAAGACACTAATTCATCAGAAGTTCCAAACGTAAGCCCTTGTAAAAGAGCAGAGCCAATAGATTTCCATATATCGGCTGTTGGTCGAGTGTCTTGCGCTCTTGTTTCAAAATCACTACCTGTTAGCGGCATTATAATTTCCTATCTTGGTATGTTTTGTTCTTCAAATACTAAGTATTTTTTACTATCAGCATCGTAATATAATTCATTTAAACCAATTCTGCCATCTAAGTATGCTTGGTCTATCTCTTCATTGGTCTTAAACTCAGGTATGACAGAACCTAATTTCTGGTCAACGTAAGCAGAAAATCCAACAAGGCTTCCTCTTGGTTTAGGTTCCCCATTTGAACCAATATCCATTTCTATATATTCATCCATTAAAATTCTTTTCTTTTTTTCAAACCTAATCGCTTGCAACATACCTATAGCAATTTTCATATTTCCTTCTTTGGTTTTTGACAGCCCAACAGTAGCCTTCCTAAAACCAGCCATTTCGCTATCAGATGTAGCCCCAGAGCCAGTAGCTCTCATTTGAGGTATTAAATATTCTGCTATAGACTTAAAAAGTTCTTGGTCACTTATAACCTTTGCCTCTTCACCCCCAATAAATTTCGACTCAACAAGAAATTCTTTAATAGGAGAAAGCAAATTAGTTAATCTTCCAGTTTCAAAATCTGGGTTATTGAGAAGATTTACAGCCATTTCTAGTCTTGCTTCTACTTGACTTGAATCTTGAACAACTTTATCAGCTTCTTGTAATTTTTTGAATCCTGCTTTAACAGATTCGGTCACAAAAGTTTCTTCACCCTTTTGCGATATATCGATATTTGTTTTTCCACTTGATTCCAACATTCTCCTAGCTTCCGCCTGACCCTCTGGCGTAGTTATATCAATACCTACATCAGCCATTTTCCTAGCAAATGCAGAAGGCTGACCAAGTTTAGCTCTTTCCAAAGCATATTCTCTATCAGCTAATCTCCTAGCCATTGCCTTATCAGCCTCAGCTTGCTCAAGAGCTACACCACCCATATAACCCTCTCTAGCCGCCCCCAGAGCCTCTCCAAATATCTGCCCAGTAGTTCTAGGCACAGGTGAGTACCCAGACTGCTGTAGCAAGCTCTGAGCCGCACTATCAAGTGCCATACCCATAGGGCTAGTAGGTGATGCACCCAAGCCAGAGCGAATCTTGGCTAGCATCGATGATTGTGGTGTTGTTTGCGCTTGTCTCTGCTGTTGCATTTGCTGATTATATTTAGCCAACGCTTGCACAGGAGCAGAAACAGGCAAACCAGATACTCTCAAATTAGGCATAGATGATTGTGTTGCTGGCTCTGGTCTAGGAGTAGGAGAAAGACCAAATCTGCTCGGTATACCCATTGGTCTAGGAGTTGGGCTAGCAATGTCGGGATTCATAATATACCCGACAGGTCTTTGGGTCATAGAGACTGCGCTCTGCCCTGTGCGGTCATAAACAGGAACTTGTGAGTTTCCTTGATTCGCGCCTGTCTGAAAGTAATCGTCAAATAATCCCATTAAGCCATACCCCCTAATAACCCACCCCCAAGGGCGTAAGGTAATACGCTAGCCATTCCAGAGCCTTCCCCTTGAGCCATTGATGCCAATCTACCAGCACCTAGCGCACCACCCAAGAAACCAGCCGCAGGAGAGGCATACATCGGGGTAGCTTGCTGTGTTCCTAATGAGCCAGAACCACCCTGCACCAGTGTCATGTAATCTGCCAGCTTCTGTAGCGGTAAGTTTTGCCCATAAGTAAAGCGTTCAATATCTGCCGCTAGTTCTGCCTGTTCCTGAGCCTCTCTAGCCGCACCAACACCAGCTAACATCTGCGCTGGGGCTAAACCAAACTGGTAAGCACTAGGAGCTTGCGCTATTGCCTGTTGCTGTGCTTGTAGTGCCAGAGGTGCTAATGACTGAGCCATTGCTTGCGCCCCATATTGAGAGCCGTAACGCCCTGCCTTACCTAACGTACCCTCGACTTGCTCTAACGCTGGTCTGAAAGCCGCAGATTGAAGAGGGTTAGTACCCATCAAGTTCTGCATCACTGCTTGCTGTACGCCCTGCACCAGCGGATTGGGTTGCATTGCATAATCTCGTGTCGCGCTCAGAGCCATTTCAGATTCTGGGCTAAAACCAACAACCGTACTCTCAGGATAATATTGCGGAGTAGGGCTTTCATAGAGCCTCTTAGCTTCCTCAACTCCAAACTTCAAAAACGGCTGTGCAAACGGTGTTGCCCCTGTTGTCGAAGTTATGGTTCTTGTTGAACCACCGCCACCTTTACTCATTTTATAATTCCTTCACTAAAACAATTGAAGTCGGCTCGTATTCCTTTAACACTTTTTGCCAACCTTTTCTGCCTATAATCTCCATGCCGTGACAGCCTAAACTCTTTGCCCAATCCGATACTATCTTTTCGCCCTCAAGAAGTTCATCCATATCACCGCCAGCTAACCATATTCTACAAACAGACCTGTTCGGATAATCTACTATTTCAGTCACTATAGCAGATTTCTCGAACGGAAAAAACTGGGCTGTGCCTTCCTCAACGGACTGGCGTACATCTGCCAAGCTATGACTATCATGTGCATATCCAAGTGCCGCCTCTATATACGGAGCGCAACGCTCCCACGTTTTATCCCACGATGAGGTATGCGAATGGTGCATCGTGTCCTTGATTGTCATGGTTAATCACCATTGTTCCGTTTGTACTTGTTCCGTCAATATAAGGGTTGTGATGCCAAGGGTCATGGTCAAGTCCAGTAAAAAACACTAAACTCTGGACATTATACCTTGGCTCAGAAACTGTTGTCTGCGTTGTATTTGATGAAAAAGTAACATACCCAACGCTATTTAATCCACCATCAATCGTGCGATTTAAAACCTCTGCTATTTCCCTTGTCGTTGCAGTGACAGGGTTTAAAGTCCTAAAGTTCGTTTGTCTTTGCTCAATAGCCATTAACGCCTACCTATCTCTCTGGCTTCAATGTCTATCCCTTGAACATTAGACCATAAGCCCGATAAGTTAAGTTTTGCTCTATGAAATCTAGCCGCAGACCTAAATGGATAAAAGCCATCAGAATTAAGACTTGTGCTACTGCCATAAACAACGTCATCAGCTATGCTATTTCGTACACCTATCTGAGCTGTTACAGCACCGCCCTCATAATATGGGTACATTCTTGTCACAATGCTGTGCTTGCCGTTAGATACCCCTATCTCGCCTGTCTCAATAGTTGCCGCAATCGGGTCACCAGTAAACGAGAATATCTGGTCATTAACCGCTCCGCCAAAGAAAAACTCACCGCCCTTGTATAACGGACTATCAAGCACAGTTGTTAATCCATCAAGTGTAGCTGATAAATTGTCTAATTGGTCTAGCGTATATCCAGCACTAAAGAAGGGGGCTAAATAATCTGCCCTTGTTTTAACAAGTGACCACCGCCCTAGCACATAGTTATAAATCAATAATGTATCTGGCGTACCATCACCACTCGCAATAGATGGATAGCTCCATATTGCTATTTGATTTAGTGGGTCTACAGATGCTGATACGTTCTGTTTAAAACCTAGATTAAAATCTTTAGCAAAAAACTTGTTTATTTTTTCTGCACCAATCGGTGTGGAGCTCTGCCCATTGAAAAGGTAAAATCCATCATTAGAGTAGAAGAATACATTGCTACCAACATTACAGACCGAACCCTTTATGCTACAACCGCGCTGGCTCTCAACTTTGTCAAACTGGAACACCAGAGGAAGCCCAGAATAAGTGGCTCTGAATATAGCTCTCTCTGTAAGTATTGTGCAGTATTCACCGCCAACTAAACCCATAACCTCGCCAGAATCGGGCAAGTCTTGAAAGTCAGATTGGTCAGTGCCAGAAGTCCAACTATCTATCGCATTAAACCCTGACCATCTAACACGATATGGCACACGACCAGACCCCTCATCTATATTGCCTGTCCAAATGAAATCTCTAACAACAGCTATAAAGTCTGCATTTGGGGGTGAACCACCTAAGTTAGAAAATGCAGTATCTGTGCCTAATTGCCATTTCTGTAGCTCTTCGCCAATACCGCCAGCCGCTATGACGTACTCACCAAATTGCACAAAACGCCAACGCTCATCATTGATTAGGTCATACGCTGGAGTGCCAGCCTTACTAACATCATCTAGCGCAGAAGTAGAAGCATTGAACTCATATAGCTTTGCCGCGTCACCAGCAAATAGTTTTACATTACCAGCATTGTCTTTTGCCGCAAATATGCCTCTGATTTTAGCATCTGCCGTTGCGCTAGAGTAAGAAACAAACTCAGGAAAACTGCGATAGCCAACAGCCGCAGGAAGTACGTTTTCAGCAGTTATAATACCTTGATTTAAATGCTCTGGTTGGTCAGGCAACCATTCTCCAAAAGTAATCATTGTCTCAACCAAACCTCATTGTCTGTTGGTACTTGCGTCCATATCTCAGAACCTATGGCTATATCAGTCCAAGTTTCATTGTCAGAATCAACTAGTATCCAATCTTCGCCAAGTATCTTAGCTATCATAGTTCCTTCTATAGATATAACAGATTCGCCAGCGAAAGAAAATTCCAACCCAGCCAATGCCTCTGTTTCTATCGCAATAGATTCAGATGCTGAAATAAGTGATATTGTTTTTGCTGTTGACGTAACTGTTGCCGCGATATCTACGCTAGAACTATCTGTTCTCACTCTTATTGCAGAACCGCTTTCAGTAATAGCTATACTTTCTGATGCAGATGCTGTTCTAACTTTTGTGGCTATAGCACTTTCAGTAATACTTAAATCTACAGCAGAAGAATCAAACACTATTCTTTTGGCTTCGGTTGATTCTGCAATAGATAAATCAACAGAAGCAGAAACCGACTTAATCCTTTGCTGTTCACCCACCGCATTTACAGATATATCTTGCTGAGAAGAAACTGTGCGTAATATTGTTGGTGTAGCTTGATTAGTTATAGCTATGTTTTCACTAGCAACAGCAGAAGCTGTTACGTTAGCAACACCTGTCACCTCAACAGATATATCAACGGATGTTACACCAGCTAGTGTAGCCTTAGAACTTGCGCTAACATTTGTAGCACCTGAGACAGATGCTGACATAGTTCTAATTCTAGTAGCAGAGTTAGATTCTGTAATTGCTATATTCTCAGAAGCTAATACAGTTCTTGTTATAGTTTGAACAGCCTGTTCAGTTACAGCTATGTCTAATTGTGATGATGTTGTTCTAATCCTTGTTGCAGAGGACAACACGGTTGAGGCTATATCTACAGAGGAAACAGCAGAAGCAATAAGTTTAGATACTGCGTTTTCTGTAATTGCTATAGACTGGGATGATGCAACTTCTTTAACAACATTATAAGCACCAGCAACCGTAGCCGCTATATTTACAGATGCATCCGCAAAAACAGCATTTCTGAAAACAATAGCGGTAGCAGTGACTGTAGCAGATATGTTTTCTGAGGCTGTAGCAAAAGTAATCTTCTCAGGTGTCGCTGTAACAGTAGACGCTATACTTACAGCACCGCTAACCGTTCTGAGGCGTGTAGCTTGTGTTGATTCCGTTATTGCTGTGTTTGCTGTCGCATCAAACGCTAATACGCTAAACGGCACACCAGATACTGTTACTGCTGTTGCTACAGAAGAATCAGTGAATGTCGTTTTTGTTAATGATGATGATACTGTTGACGCGATATTAACGCTGGCTGAGAACAACCTAGTCTTGCCAGCAGAGGCACTAACAGAAGCCGCACCCACAACACTAGCTGACATAAGCCTAGTAATAGTTGGTGTATTTGTAACTGTTACAGCCGTAGAAACAGCAGATGAGGCTGTTCTAATCCTAGTAGCTACAGTAGACTGCGTAATTGCAGTAGATACATTAGCTGTAGTCGTTAATATCTTAGAAATAGTAGACGCGACAGATACAGACGTTGCCGCACTACCAGTTCCAAGAAAAACATCAAACGATGTTATGCTATCAAGAGTGCCAAAGTTCCATGTGTCCAAAGCACCCCACTGATTCATAGAATCAAGGGTGGTAGCACTCCACTCAATCGCGTTAGTGTCTAGCGTATCAAATGGGGTACTGAGACTGTCTAGCGTACCCGACAGGTTGTCTAGCGGTACTCTATACCCCATAATTTACTCCGATTTAAGCCGCAGTTACGTCTAAATCACCAGTGTCTATCTTTAGAATATCACCAGATGCGATTGATTTTGAGGCACTAAAAGCACCATGAATAAGCAAGTTACCACTTGATGAAGCATCAAAAATGCCAAAGTGACTTACTGTACCCCATGAACCTGTAGCGGCTGGGAACTCAATAGCGGCTGAATTAGAAGTAGTACCACCAGAAGCCACGCTAAATGTAGCTGACTGTCTAGCGTAACCACTGCCAGATAATTCTGTGCCAGTGTTACCCTCACCAAAAGTTGCTGTTGCTAGACCAACATATACAGTAGAAGGGTGAGTAAAAGCACCTGTTCCAAGAATGTGGTCTAAAATCTCATTTTCGAGATAATCGGACATTGCAGACATATCTTAACTCCTTGCCGCATATTGTTGACGTAAATAATCAGACTTGACTTGCAAAGAGCCACTTCCATATTGTGACCGTTGCTCATCAACTTTGACCTCTTCTAAAGCTCTTGTGAACTTAGAATCGTAAACCGAAGCCCTCTGTTCGTCTAATAAATATGTGTATGCCTCTGTAAGCGCGCCATACAAATACAAGTCAGGTGACCTCGAAAATAGTGTAGTTGTAGCAGAATCTGATAGGCTATTCAAATCACCTATATATATTATCTCTGCTGTGTAACTGGAATCAGGAACTGGTCTTAATTTAAGCTCCTTGCCTACCACGCTGTAACCAGATGGTTTCCCTGTTGATGTAGTGCCGTAAGATTGGTCTAAACCAACAGGGCTGTAATAAGTTAAAACGGTAATTGGGCTGGTGTTTAATTTTACTTCGCGTATCTCGCGCAAATCAGTAGGCAATGCAATATACTCATCGCCAGATGTTAAGGTGGCTGTAACTCGCTTCTGTTGTTCGCGTGTTTCCAGTTCTCGGTTCATTCTGCTCTCAGCAAGCTGAATAAAATTCGGTATTTGGTCTGTTAAATCATCTCTAGCTAGAAAGTTAGCTATAGCCGTCTTTAACTCTGCGTAAGTGCTAATGCTCATACTCTGCCGCCACCTGTTCTAAATGCCCTGTTTTCGCTATCGTTTAGCCACTGCTTCCAAGCCTTCGGATTGTCGGCTGGTCTGCCAAATTTATTCAGTAATTCATTATATATGATATTTGGTATTTCTGCTACATGAGCCATGTGCTTCTGAGTACCTATCATCTGCCCTTTTTGCCAATCATCAGCCATGTGCTTATTTAGCTTCAAAAGGGGGTCAAAACTCTGCGTCTGAACAATGCGCTGTGAGCCATCAGTATCTGTGACTAAATCTATCGCCTTACCAGCTTCTTTTTTAATTATCTGTTTCATATATCACCAGAAGGTTAGGGAGAGAGCTTCTGCCCTCTCCCATGTTAGATTAAGAACCGCTTAGGTCTAGTACCATTGCGTGTGCTTTTGGTGCTTGTACTTTTAAAGCCCATTCACAAACAATCTGGAACTTCTCTGCATCACCAGTTGGTGCAATTTCGTTTTCTGCAAAATTACGTCCGTTTAGTGTTGAAAGAGAAGCAAAGTCAGGGTCAATCAAGAATGTACGGTCATTGCCCATAAATCTTGATGGAGTAGCTTCCAAAGTACCGAAATCAGTTAGATAAACTGAGGTAGAACCAACATATGTTGTTTCCTTAGCCGCAGTCATATTTACCTGATTTTGTACCAAGTTGTTTGACACTGTTAGGTCTGAGAAGTTTGCACGATTAGTAGCACTCATCACCATAAGTGAAGGGTTTCCACCATCTGTCCAAGCATCCTGCATAGCATCGTCAATTAGTGCTAATGTCAATGCGCGGTCATCACCACCAGTTACTGTGTCTGTACCGTCACCTGATGAAAATGCACCAGCAGTTGCACCAACAGAGCCGTTTGTAATCCAGCAAGTAAGTGATGCTGACTTACGAGGCTCAGAAGCTGAACGAGCAACATCTGTGTCACCAATCATCTTCTCGATGTCTCTGCGAAGCTCTAAACCCTTTAGAACCTTCTGGTACTGAACCTCACGGTCACGACCAGCTTTTTCTACTGCATCAAGGGTCTTTGAAACTGCTACAGACTTCTCAGAGATGCCGTGATAGTTACCAAGCCTTGTTGTGGCTGTAGGTGTTCCAAAGCTACTGTCAGCTCCTTCAGAAGCATAGTTAGTTGACGCAGATGCCAATTCTTGAACTTGCCACTCGGTAAAAATACCGTTTGAAGTTTCTTTTTTAAGGTTAGAGAAAAGGGGTGTTTCAGTCGGGTCAATACGATAGATAACATCCGCTAACTGTTCGCGTTCGCCAACAGCAGTTGTTGTAGTATGAGTAGCCATTTAAACCTCCTATAGTTTTATCGGCTCATTAAGAAATCGACAGCAGAATCAATGGAACGCTCTTTATTGAGCCTCTGCATTGCCTGTTGCCGTGAACGACTTGCAACCTGTTGCTTAGTCTTTGGAGTCCCTGCCTTAGCCATCTTCGGAGCTTTCTTTGTGCGTTTTTTCGCATCTGGGGCTTTTTGCTTCAGCTTGTCCATTTGCCACGCCATGTGGAGTAAATGTATTGCTCGTGCGTCTGACGCATTTGCTATTTCCTCTTCTGAGAAACCCATTCTGTTTGCGAACTTAATTACCTCAAGTCGCTCACTATTACGCCTCTCATCATCTTGCCACTGGGGTATGCGATTTAGCATATCCTGCCTTTGCGCTTCCAGATGCTCACGCATCTTTTGCTGGTTCTCAGCGGCTTGCTCCTGAGCTATTCTCTGTTGCTCTTGCTGAATACGGACAGCTTCCTGTTGGCTCTTGTCGTATTCGGCTTTCGCTAGGAATAATTCCTTCTCGGAATAACCCTGTTCTGCTAATGCTCTCCAGTCAGGCTCTGCTTGAGTTGTCTGCTGGATTTGGTTCTTCATCAACTCTAGTTGCTGTGCGTAAGCATCCCTATATTGCCTTGCTTGCTCTGCCTCTGCTTCCAGTGCTTTGCGTTGCTCGGCTAGTTCCTGCTGACGCTTTGTAAATACTGATGTCCTAGAATAACCATTCTGAAGTTCGTCAAGCGTGACCTCAAGTTCCTCACCATCTACTTTGACGGTGTATAGCTGGGGTTGCTCTTCTTCAACTTCTTCCTCGTCATACTCCTCTTCAGCATCTTCAGCTTCATAAACTTCCTCTTCTTCCTCAATCTCAGGCTCTTGCGAGTTATCCTCGATTTCAGCTTCCGCTTCAGTCTCCACTGGTTGAGCCATTTCTGGCTCTTGTCGCTCTTCTTGTGCCGTGTCCGTCTGGGGGCTTAGAAGGCTATCTACTGCATCGTTTATTGAAAATCCATTCTCATTTGAGTTGTTGGACATATTTATATTTTCCTTTTATCAAAATTTACGGTTAGTTTTCAACCCCTCTAGGGCTGATTGAGCCAGTTTGCCATCTTCAACCGCACTTTTGAGATAATTCTTGACGGCTGAAAGGTTCTGGCACAATAAATACAATCTCTCGCGAGCTTGCGAATCTTCCACGGCACTCTGTTTCCATGCACTTGTAAATTCACTCTCCAGATAATCAAATGCTTCTTGTAATAATTCATTGCGGAGCAGTGTCTCCGCTTTAGCTCCCCTATCAATCTTTTCACGCGCTTTACCCTCATTCATATAAGTCTCACTCTCGGCATACCGTAGTTAAAATCCATTGGCTGTCCAAACATCGGGGCTACATCTAGCAATCCTGACGGTTGGTCTAGTAATGTTGGTGCTGGTGTATATGGCTCATAATTAAATGATGTTGGCACTTGGCTAGCAAATACTGGCATACAAGCCTGAGCGTTAGCATCATAGGTGTAGCCAGCAGGACACTGACCAGTAACAGGATTTGGCGGTACAGCCTCTTGCTCTGGTCTGTCTCTCTCTGGTCTTGGCGGTGGGGCAAATGGGTTAAACTCAGGTCTGCCTGTGTAAACTTGGCTACCAAATAAACCACCGTGAGTAACTCCAACAACTCTACCAGTTCTAGGGTCTATAATTGGCTCTGAACCATCACCGCCTAGTAAATTCATAAGACGATTCCCCAATCTTTGAGAGCCGTAATCTTGCAATCTATCCAGCGCATAATAATTTGATATATCAGATATTGGCTTATCTAATCTAGCTGTGGAATCAGCAATTTGCTTCTCTAATCTTTTTGTAAGAGCTTGCTTTCTTGTTAAGCCTTGTTCTGGAACACCTATTTCTTTACGCTCTTTCTTAGTGCGATTATATGCTTTACGCATTTCACCAGATTTATCTTCTTTAATCTGTTGCTTTAAAGTTTCTTCATCAGGTGCAAAAACCATATCTAAACCCTCGGTAAGTTAGTGCTTATTTGTGAATCAGTGACTGCCTTTGCAACTCTTAGCTCTGATTCCATCTGTAACTCTTGCTGGCGAAGTTGCATCTCCATTTGCATCTTCTCTCGCTCAAGCTCTATATCAGCTAACATCTTCTCACGCTTCAGTGACAATTCTGCTTCTGCTTGTTGTTGCTTTAACTGCATCTCAGCTTGTGCTTGCATCTGGGCTGGGTCAGGCTGTGGTGGCTGTTGTGCCGCTTGTGCCTCTGCCATAGCCATTTGCTGAGGATTGTTGAAGAACATATCCGCATCCTTGAACCCACCGACTTCAGCAATACTTCTCAAGGTGTTGACGTATTGCCCCATGCTAACCAAAGGATTGTTAGCTCCCATTTGCATAAGTATCTGCTCCTGCTTTGCCGCTATTTGC